GTGGGTTAACCTTAAGCTTAACCTCCGCGAGGAGGTTTTCCAGTACACCGTATGCTTCCGACGGCAATATGATATCGTCGCCGAAATCGCGGACCTGTTTGGCCAAACCAGCCAAACGATGATCAGTTAACTTGTAATCTCCACTGAGCTCTACAAGAGCCATGATGGACAAACAAGTAAAGACTATCGTCTGTACTGGGAACGTGCACGCTGAGCCCATCATCGCAAATTTGCGAAGCTGGGTTACGCGTCCATCAGGGAGTCGAGCTAGCCGACTCCTAGTGGCGTGGAGGACATCTAGTATGTCACTCCTCCCCTGAAAGACGTACTCGACTAGTCGAGTTGAGATGCGATCTGACGCTGAAGATAAATCAACAGTCGCCAGTTTGCCCTCTTTACTTCCTTCAAGTGCGAGATCCCGCGAGTATTGCTGATCGTTAAGATCAATCGAGTGTCGCAAGATCCTCGATGCACGGATAGCATCGGACAACCATCTCTGGATGCCACCTTGGCACCATTGGTGGGCAGTAGGTTCAATCGCAATGATGCGAGGCCCCTTCTGCGTCTTTGGTACCGCTATCACCTTACAAGGTACCTCACGTGTCGTAAGACTGCGGTCGGTTAGGTCGTGAGACCCAAACCAATCGCTGTGAAATACCCGGTTCAGTTTTGCTGGCCAATTGGTAAGCCGATACTTATAGGTTTCCCTATCAGCAACAGCTCCCGGGCCGTGCTTAGGCTTCATGTTCCACACGTCAAGTGTTCCAAGAGAGTTTACCACTCGGAAGCAGAGCTCCCGAAAGGTGGCCCATCTTTGAGCATCTGACGCAGGAAATGACACGAGGCCGGGTATGGAGTAGTACTGGCTACCAAGCCAATCAAACTCCAACTGGTCTCTGACGTCTTTTGTTGAGAACCCCCACAAAGGGTGTCCACCACGAAGGCGCCAATGAGGGATATCACTATCCCAAGTGTCAACATGACTCGCAGGCAGACTCGCGTCCACTTGCAAGAGTTCGGAGAAGGCTTCATTTACTTTCTCCTCTGAGCAATCCATGCGAAGTTTCTTCGCAAAGAGGCAAAGCTGCCTCAATGCGTCGATCGCATCAATGGATGGTTCAGGCCTAAGCATACCATGTTCATCGAAGATGAGAGACCATAGCGCCCAATTAAAGTAGGGCCTCTGGTCTGCCTTGGAGCGTCTCCCGTGGTAAGGAGGCCGCTTTGCGGGCAGTCTTCCGTCTGCTAGTGCTCTCTCGAGCATCCTGCAGGCGTCCGGCAGAGTTATGGTAAAGAAACCAAG